GAAGGTAGAACCAGACAGAACCGATGCGGCAGTTGCCGTATCCCCTGTCAGGTCAATCAATGTAGTGCCGTTGCTGAGTACGACTTTTGATACATATTCGTTAGCCATTAAATAATTCCCCCTATATAGACGGTTCTGCCGCCTGTTGGATTGGATACAGATTCTACTTGTATCGGGTTTACAGTTATATCTGTCAGCACTATCTTCCGTGCCGTTTCCAGAACAGTGCCTTCAAAATCGGGATTGACTGTGGTCTGTCCTTGATACGTAGGAGCATCGTATTCCGTCACCTTGATGACCGTCCCTGCTTCGCCATCCATGTGCAGGTCGAGGGACATCTCTCCATCAATATTAAGATTCAGTGATAACTCACCATCCAATACCACTTCCTGCTGTGGCGAAAACATATCAAATCACCTCTCTTATGTGGTTCGGAGCACCTTGGATGAATACCTCTTCCGATGCTCCTCGAGTGCCGTCCTCGGTTTTCCAGTTCAGCATCATGGTTGCTGTTTTGCCCGCAAGCTGAAGCGTTTCCTCTTGCGTGAGGGTCCATGACAGACTATCTTCGCCCACCGTAGCATCTGACAGATTCAGCTCGATGATGTTGACCCCTCGCTCTTTGATGGTAAGGATTGCCACAGTGATTTCGGAGACGTCAACTACTTTGAATTTGTACGTTATAGTCGGAGTTGTTCCGATGATGATTTTGGTCATGCGTTACACCTCCCCCACCTTCTGCCCTGTGGAATAATCGAAGCAGATTGCTTTTCTAGTCCGCATATGGTCATCAATATCAGCACCGCCACCTCTGACAATTTTTACAAGCGTGTTTGCTGTGTCAATTGTCACAAGATTATAAGCGTCCTGTGATATACTTCTGTTCTGATCCGAATTGATCCAATGAGCAGTCTGATCGACAGCGGCACATGTCACACAATACATAAGCTGTTTACTGTCACCCTCTGCATTCCAGATGTTATCCTGATGGGTATGACCGACAATGTAGCCGATAAAATGCAGTCCGTTGGTGATTGCCGCCGCCACTATATCAATGACAGTCTGCGGCGTATTGCAGTCAGTATAAGTCGGCATGGTTCCCTGTCCGTATTTACTGAAAGAGCAGTCCTCTGCTGTTGCCCCACCATGCGGAGAGTGAATGGCTATAAGAACATGGAGATTATTTGTGATTGCATCAGAAAGCAGATTTTCAAGCCATGCTGTTTGTGCGGTCGCTTCTGTTCCGTTGTCGTTGTAAAGCATCGCATCCATAACGATTAAACGGACTTTCTGCGTGTAGTCCTTATAATAATAAGATGTACCGCTTGTGTGCGTGATGTCCCAGTTGCTTTCAAACGGAGCGATGTAATACGCATCACGATTCGCCATGTTCAACGCAGTCCAGTTGTAACCGTCAGCCGTACTGTATGATGCTGAATCATGATTCCCAACACATGTAAGCACTTTTGGATTCCACCATGATGCTATTTGTCCTGCGGTGTTCAGCACCATATCGCCAGTGCAAATAACCTCATCAACATGACTATCAAACTCTTCTCTGTCGCTCATGATTCTCTCAAGCGCATTCTTATCACCATGTAAATCGCTAAAATGCAGGATAGTCAACGGATTAATGGTGTTTCCTTTTACATGTCTTGCATTTGAATTTTCATTCAATACTGCGTCATTTATTATTTCTCTTTTTAAACCGCTCTTGTCGATATATAGCTTGGTATCGGCTTTGTACTCAATTTCAACGTCACCCGCATCCGACCAGATGTTGTTGACGCCAAGCAAGGACTTGACTTCTGTGGGAGTGAGGCTGTAAGTGATTGGGGTGGCGAGGGGATAAACTATTTGCATATTGTGAGATGCAAGCCATGATTTCCATGAGTCAACGGTCATCGTCTTTTGTCCCGTTTGGCAGACATTTAACTGCCTTTCAGTGTCAACACAAAAACCCGCTCCGCTTGCCCCGTCCCACGTTCTATCCGGTATTATCTCTACAAATTCATTCGATATTGCCCCAACAAGGTTTGTATTTGCGCTGTTTGGTTTAGCATCGGAGGGCATTGGAGTTTGGCACCTCATTCCGCCGTTAGAAAGATACCACGATTCTGACCCATTAAAGGTTTTAATTGCTCTGTCAACTGTCAGAGCTCCGCTAATCACGTCGAACGTTCCACCATAGACCGTGCCTGCGGATGCAAGAGAGACGTTATACATCATAGCATCCTCTGAGTCTGCGGTAGGAGATACATACACCTTCACGCTGTCATATCCGCTTATCGGTCTGACATTACTTGGACTAGGATCGCCAGAACCACTCTGGACGGGAGCAATATTGACCTTTACAGACTTCATGGGAACGTCATTCGCACCATCCGTAAAATGTGCTACACTTCCACTGGCAGAATCCGTGACGTAGGCTGAGTTCACTATCGAATTGATCTCATCGCCTGTTGCCTTGGCATCTGCCGCCGTGCCACTCTGTGTGAGAGTAGTATCCGTATTAACCGCAGTGCTGTTATAAACACCGCCAGATGTCCACGCCGAGCCATCATAGTAATACCAATTACCATTAGTATACCCAGACTCAGAGCCGACATAAACGTACACGCGGTTCTCGTCCGTCATCTCCTCGGCTGTGGTTGCCACAAGGGGCGAACCGTAACGGGTCTGTGCGGATGCCGCCGCCGCCTCAGCATTGTCCTCGGCTGTCTGTGCGTTTTGAGCCGCGGTCTCTGCGCTCACCACCGCTTGCTGTGCCTGTGCAAGCGCCGCCTCTGCCTCATCAATGGCGACCTCCACACGCGCCGCGAAATCTCTGTACCACGCCTCTCTTGTAGGCTCTGGCACAACGTCCTCAACGTTGATTGATTTGTATACGGAAACCTCAACAATCTGAGACTTGAGGATATAATCAGCGCTCTCGATCCTGAGGACAAACAAGAGCTTGCCACTGATGCAACAAGCCTCCTCAGGCACAACCCATCCAAAACGTACTTTATCAGTTGTCATCTCGGCGTTGACCGCCTCGGATGTGCCGTAGTACTGACCGGAAAGCGCGTACTCGACAGAAAAGGTCTTGCCTGAGATGTCGATGCCATCCCAATACCGAGGGAGGACAAACTTGATATACTGAGAATTCTCCTCCCCCGCTACAAGAGCCTGACCCATAATGGTCTCGACCTTCTTGGTCTCGGAGGACATCTCAAATACCATCGTATCTGTATAGTCTTGCGGAGTGTACCCGCTGATAGGAGTCCATGTATCTGCCATGTCTGTGCCTCCTTAATAAACCCTAATAATAGTAAGTCGCACAGTAACCGATGAGCCATTTGCAATCTTGAGCAGCCCACTGCCACCATCGCTTAAAGCAACATTGCCCGCCGTACTGATTGCCTTGATTCCGAGCACATTGCCTGTTGTCGTTCCGACCAGATACATACCTCTAATGCCGTTATCCGTTGTTGCACCGTTGACCATTACCAGATACATTCCAAACGCAGTCAGCTGTCTGTACCCGTTGCTGTTTGCGGCAACATTTGATGTATCAAAACTGACAAACCCCGAGGTTTTGGAGGCAAGCGTGTCAATCCTGCCCTTCTGGGTGTTAAGGTTGGTGTTTGTCGTACTGAGGTTTGTTGTAAGCGTATTGATCTTTGTGAGCAATTCGTTAATCGCGGCAAGGGCATTTTTTGCCGTAGTATTCAGTGTTGCAGTTCCCACACGGTTTGATACCGTTGTAAGTGCGCTTGATACTGAATTAATGCTATTTGTAAGCGTTGTTCTAAGCGATTCAAGCGCAGACTTCGTAGCCACCTCAATATAGTCAACGTTCCTTGTCACTGACTCGATCGTGATGCCGTTAAGGTTGACCGTGTAGAGCGGAAACTCTGCCAGTGTGTCACCATCCGCAATGGATCCGGAAGTATATGCGGGGGTAGCAGGGCTCGACGTTGAAGGCGTACCCTTGATGACATCAAGCTCCATATCCTCAACGCCCGTCGACGCATCTTTTGTGTATCGAAGAACAATCAAGTCCTTGCGGAGCATGCCCTGATCACCGTTGTCGATGGTCAAAGATTCGCTTGTACCTCTTTCGACCTCTGCCGCGCACCCCTGTGCGATGACCAAGCCGTCAGCAATAGTAATCTCGTTCGCTGAAACGATGGTCGCCGCCATCTTGGAGCCGATATTGAGGATGTAAACCCCATTAGTAAAAATGGCACTGTTGATGTCCCTGTCCTGTTGGGCAGTTACATGCGGAGTGCCTTTGTAACCAGTGATTATATTCATAGTCTCTTACTCCATCTCCACCGTAATGTCGTCGCTAAGCTGATATTCTGTCGTCTCGAAGCCATCATGCCACTTCACGATTTTGGTGGTTATAGGTGCTGTCATGCGCATTCCGGTGATGTAGTCGCGACCTCCGACTATATCGCCAACAGCTACGTCTTTTTCGCTTTCCAACTCAATATGGAAGGTATTCTTGTTCACTTCCTGCGCCAGCTGCTCCGTTCCGCTCTGGATCAGGTCGGCCCGTGCCGCGCCTGCATAGTCATAAACTCCAACAATCTCATCCACTCCGAAATATGTCTGGGTGGTTGAGATATTACCAGACCCGTCCACATACAGGTCGACAACCGTCCTGTTCTTAAGTTCGCCCTGTCCAAGACAGATTAAATGGTTGATGCCTGTCGCTTCCATGTTCATGGTGTAGTTGGCGTTCATATCGCTTGAATACTCGATTTGATTGGAGTAGTCCACGATTGGCACCGCTTCCACAACCACCCTCGCGGTCTCTTGGTCATAAGATATTTGCATCTTATAGCCCTTGCTCTTCAGCATTGCTTTGAGGCCGTCGTACAGGCTAACATATCGGTTATATCGGTAGTTGCTAACGGAAACGTCTGTTGATGTGGATGAGCCGACAAACAGGCCCGGAAATGCTGCGGAGACCCTTGCGCCGATAACGGCATTTAATTCACCGCTATCAGTTGCATAGTCTTGTCCGGAAGGCGGGCAGATAATCTTATTCTGAAGCATGCCGCGCCATGTGTATCCGCCTGCCGCGACCGTGCCCTTCTTCGTATCGACTTCCAGACGCTTGAAGAGTCCGCCGTATTCGGTCTGCGGGATATAGAGCCTTGAACCGTCCGCTATGGTCTCCCATTCGGGTGAGTTACATGTGATGAGGTAGGAGTTTTCAAAGTCCCCTACCTCAAAATCATACTCTGTAAAAAGAAGATCTCTGACTTCCTCGCCGTTCGCATCGGCAACGATGATGCTAACCATTCGCCACCTCCACTCTGGGTTCCGAGCGTTCGTGGTAGATGGTAAGGTCTACACCGTATTCAGAATCCCACGATATGGCAAGGTCGCCGCCCGTAATCCGCTGAAAGATTGAGTTTGTCTTGTTTCGGAAGTTGAACATGTTCGTTCTCGTTCCGTTCTGATACATCATGATGGTCTTGGCTCTGGAGTTAATGATCACATAAGCCCCTGCGGGGATGGTCGCATACAGAACATATGCGTATCCGTTGATAACCACGCGCGGATTAACTGCCTGCCCGTAGATGACCATCTCGAATTCAGATTCAAACGGGAAATTGGTCTGGATGTATCTCGACCCCATTGCGGGTGCGGTGTAGTCATAAGCGTAATCGTACGTATAATCCAGATAACCGCTCGATGTTTCCTGTGACGAGGGAAGAGTAACGTGGAACGCTTGGATCCAGAATGGATAGGGTGCGAATATCGTTATCTTGTTGCTCGTCCGTGTCAGTACGTCCGTCGGCTCTGTGACAGATGCCGTTATGTAGCACTCCAGATAATAGTCGCCCCAGATGATTTTACCCGTGCGTTTCGTCCGCACATCGTTCTCGAAGTCATCATGTAGGTTCTGGATAAGTGTGCGCCTCTGCCTTTCCGAACCAACAAAAATCAGCTCGGTCTCATAGGTCGCCGCATCTCGGGAAAAGTCCGCGACACGTTGCCCAAACTGAAGCTTCGTGCCTTCGACCTTCCATTCCCATTCATAATAATTTGCATCTTTGTGTCTGATTCCGTTAGTCACGAGGTCGTAGGTGTTGCCAGACGATGCAATATAAGTTATCTGCACTCTCATTACATAACACCCGCCTCTCTTAATGACCTTTTGAACTCTCTGCCGTTGATGTCCACTGTAAAGTCTGCCGTCTTAAGTGCCGCCACCATAGCACGGTAGAATCCGTTGATAAGGTTCGTGTTGTTCGCCGCGCTTGCCTCTGCGATGTCACGCATGAGAGCTTGCTTTCCGTACATGATTTCGTGTCCTGCCTCGCCCGCTCCGATCGCGCCGTAAGGGGTCTGCATCACAGTCGGATTAGTGAACATATACGGCATGTTCATTGCCTTTGCATTCCAACTCACGCCAAAACCTGTCGGATAGGTAATATCCCTGCCAAGGATTGTTTTGGTTGATGTCTCAAGTGTGAACTGAGGCAATGACGGCAGTTCGGGCTTCGGAATCTTCAGTTTGAGGTTGTCGAAGAATCCCTTAATCTTATCAATGAATCCCTTTACCTTATCCTTAATCTCGGTGAACTTGTCGACGAATCCCTGCTTGATTTCGTTCAGCTTTGCTGCTATGGAGCTTTTCCACTCAACAATTTTGTTAACGACATCGTTCTTCATGCCGACGACTTTAGCCACGACATCCGTCTTAATCTGATTCCACTTACTGGACATATCAGACTTGATAGCTTCTATCTTCTGGGAGACCTGTTGTTTAATCTCTTCAAACTTCTGCTGGATCTTTTCCTTAAGCTGTGTGACAAACGTCTTGATGTTCTCGACTACTTCCGAGACCTTTTCTTTGATGTCGTCCCAGTGGCGAATGCAAATCACAATGATCGCAATGACCGCCGCTATAGCCGCCACGACAAGCCCTATCGGTGACAGTATCGCGCCGAGTATGCCCATTATTACCGGCGCCAATGACAAGACCGTGCCGACCGCGCTCACTATTCCGCCGATGATGGTCAAAAGCGGCCCGATAGCCGCGACCACTCCGACAATAGCCAAAATAAGATTGGTCTGTTCGGGGGTAAGATTCTTAATAAACTCCGTGACCTTTTGAATTCCCTCGACAATCGGGTCAACCAGTGGCAGAAGCCCTTCCATGATGGTAGCTCCGAGCTCACCTGCCGCCGCGCTTATCTGTGCCTTGCTTTGGTCGACCTTGTCGTTGACCTCGTTAAGCGCGTCAAGCGTGTCACCCGACATGATCAGGCCGAGTTCTTCCGCTTGGTCGCCGTATTCCTTCAGGGCCGCGCCGCCGTCATCGATAACGCCTGCTAACTGGTCGGCGGACTTTCCGAATATCTCATAAGCAGCCTGGTCGCGTTCTGTACCATTTTCAATCTCGGAGAGAGCCTTCAGCGTATCGTTGAAAACATCTTCCGCATCACGCATGGAGCCGTCCGCATTGGTAACGGAAACGCCCAGAGCCTCGAACGCATCGGGCGACCCCGCCATGTTCTTCTTCATTTTGGTGACCGCGCCTGTGATGTCTTCCACAGATACGTCCACCAAATCAGAAGCGTATTTCATCTTTTGCAGACTGTCGGTACTGAGTCCTGTCTGCTTGGAAAGCGTATTGAGGTCGTCGGCGGCAGTAACGGAACTGTAACCGAGTCCGACCATGCCCGCTGCTATGCCGCCAGCCGCAGTGGATATGGGCATAAACTTCTGCCCAACATTCTGTATCTTCTGCCCCAATGCCTGCATGTCGCGACCGACCGCCGCGATGACTTGTGCCGAAACAGAACCGAAACTGCTCTGTTGCTTCTCAAGGCCCTTGAGGTCGCCTTCCGTCGCTATGATTTCACGTTGAATCGCTTCCCAATCAGCCGATTCTTTTGCGACATCTGCTTGTGCTTCTTTCAACGCTTCCAGACGTACTTTGGTAAGGTCGATAGCGTCCTTTAGTCCGTTCTGCTTCTGGGTGAGCAGTTCCGTGTTCTTCGGGTCAAGCTTAAGCAGTCGGTCGACGTCCTTCAGCGTGTTTTTGGTAGTGCCGAGCGACTTGTCGACCATTGAGAGAGCTTTCGTTAATTTAGTTGTATCGCCACCAATTTCGATGGTGATTCCGCGAATCCTAGATCCTGCCATAATTAAAACCCGTCCATATCGTCCTGCGTCGCTTTGTAATCATAATCAGCATGGTCGTTCGATGCCTCGACAAACATGTCGAGAATCTCGCCATACTCCAAATAATCCAAATCTGTTATTGATAGCCCAATCTGATAGCACCGCAAAAGAAACAAGGCCACCGACCAATCACGATCGATAGCCTTTGTCAGTTTTTTTCTTTAGCTGTGGGCACCTTCTGTCCGTAGTACACCGCGATGATTTCGGCGGCTGCTCCGACATAATCGCCATAAGAAAACTGGTCGAGCCACTCGATATAATCATCAAATGTCAGAGCCATGATTTCCTTGCGGTCTTTCAGTTCCGCGACCTTTGCCATGACGAATCCCATCCCGAACGCTACGCGGGTCTTTTCGCCGTCGTCAGCGGTCTTGCTCGTCATGATGCTCAGCGGATCCTCGCGGAAGATGCGCTTGTAATAAATGTCAACAGATGCCACACTCAGCATCGGTACTTCTTTATCGCCGATTTTAATCGCTTTGTACATGTAGCCTCCTTACTCTGGCTGATATACAGAAGTGTTCCATGCGTTGTACTGAGTCGCCTCTGTGGGAGTCACGGAAGCCTTGACGATGTTCTTCTGCAGGTCTGCATTGTAGACGCTTGTCGCCGTGATCGTGATACTCTCTGTCTGGGGCTCTGCCGTAGCCGTCTTGGTGGAACTTCCCACCGCAGGACGGGTCGCGGTGCAGTTATACATAACGTGTCTTTTAGCATGCTTGTCTCCGTCAAACTCAAAGAGCAGGGCGAAATGCACGACGGGCGCGTCAGCGTTCTCATACAGGACCCCGTTGGTGTCCTCGCCGTATCCCAAAACGTCCTTTTTGAAGTCGTCGGTGATGAGAGCAAGCTCCAGATCGCCTTCGTATCCACTGTTGGTTACATCTGTGTAATACACGATATTATCCGCATAGAACGGAGTATTCTCGCCCTGTGCATCAAGCGAAAGGCTGACCGCACCGGGGAGCGCTTTCGGTGTGTCATATGTAGCGGAATTGTTTGTTCCGATCGTTGCCACCGCAAAATAGCAATTCTTAATTCCGAATTTAACTTTGTTAGTTGTTCCCATTTGTATCCTCCTCGGTGATGACCACCGTCGTATAAAAAGAGCATAAATAAAAACGCTCGGAAGCGATCGCCGCCTCTTCGCGTCTGTACGCAAGACCCGCCCCGTTAAGAGCGGACTCAACTGCCTGTTCCTGTGTAAAATCCTTCTGTTCCGTATACAGCTCTACCACGAGCTCCGAGATTTTCTGGTAGTTGGTATTATCTGCCATAAGGTCATCGTCTGCCGTGAAATAGAAGCATATAAACGGCGGCGGCTGTGCCGTATCCTTAGTGAACTGATAGTAGGCATAAGGAATCCCGATACCCGCTATCATCGTCTTAACGTCTGTATATGTCATGCGAGATCCTCCGGACGAATTGAACTGTAAAGCAAATCCTCGACGGGCTGAATGTGTACGATAGCAGGCGACCGCCCGCCCTGTCGCAGTGCGTGCCCGTGTTCCAGAAGGTGCGGGAGACCCGGCTGAGAGTTGTAGATGGTGGAAGAGTGAAGGAGCTGCTTGTGCCCCTTGCCTGTCGTCTCAACCTTCCAACCACGCGCATACGAACCGCTCTTAGGCGCTCCGTGCTTAACGGGCGAACTGGATTTAAGTGCTTGCACACCCTTCCGCGCCAGCTGATCAACGAGCTCGCCTGTGCGTTCGCTTACCTCATCGCCGTATTCTTCCAGTATCTTCTGGATTTCGCTGTCAAGGTTATCAATCGTTACTTTGGGCATTTGTACCACCCTTCCGCACGACATATAACTCGACGGTGTCTGTGCGCCCGAAATAGGTGCGATAGACGGCATATTGTTTGCCCTTGTAGCGGACAAGTGTTTCGCCTTCGTAATCACCGCCAAACACATCGAACTGGAATTCCGGATTAAGACCATTACGGCCTGCTTCAAAGAACTCCGTCCGTGTAATACTTCTGACTTGGCACATCACTGTTCGCGGCTCGCCTTCAACCGTCCGCTTCACTCCGTACTCATCGAGCGCAGTAGTAGTCGGAATCAGTTCGATGATGTCGCTTCTGTCCATGTCGTGTACCCCGTCTTCGTGCTTAACTGTGCTTTCTGCTCGTCGTATGACCTCTTCAGCCTGTCGTAATTATCGGGCTGACCGAAGTGCATAAGGAAATATGTGATAGCCGCCTGTTGGACAAGATCGTCAACTTCTGCCGGGATAACTACGCCCGCCACGCCCATGTCCAACATAGCCGCATTAA